TAGTAATCATTAGTTCGGTTTGGGTAGTATACATATGGCGAGGACGATGCGATTCGGGTCGCCGCTATGATTACTTCTTCTTCTTGTTTTGTGTACCGAATTGTGTACCAAATAGACGATCCATTTGCTTCCGGTATTCTACTTCATCTATGAAACCATTCTGTAACATCATATCATATTTCTGTTTCAGATTTTCTTGCATCAGATTCTTACTCTGATTTATCATACCATCGCCTAGAGGTACATCAGCCGGACTCATAGCTAATTGTTGAGGTTGGATCATCAAACTTTTTTGCAGTTCCTTTTGTTGTAGGTAATTGTTATAACCATCATCACCTAATATACGTCGGAGCGTACTTTCTTTTTCTTCACCACTTAGATTTTCATCATTAATGACCTTATCAATAACAGCATCAACGGATGGTGGCTCTAGAAAACCATCTAGACCAGCACCTTGTGCTAGTAGATCTTCAAGTCCGGGAATTACTGGCTGTACTTCTTTTATTTCACCGGGTATATTCTTAGGACTTGTGTAGTCTACTTCTTTTTTCCACCTCTCTGTATCGTAAGCTTTACTTTCTCCGGGGACATTGATTCTTTCTCCAATCAATAGCGACTCTAATCCAGCTGCTTTGTAAGCATCTCGTTGTTCCTTTTTAGCATTGTCTTCTATTGCCTTTTTTTCCCGCATTTTAAACCATGCTCTCTTAGTGTCGTCTTCTTTAATGTTCCTGACCATTAGAAATTAATATTTGAACGTGATAATTTATCTTGTATGTCCTGTCTGTATGCAGGATCTCTGTCATATCTTGGATCTCTCATAGCTTTCACTACTTCTGCTTGACTACGGAAACTTGATCCGTCTGACTTAGGTGCTGTGCCTGCTATCATTTGTCCATCCTTTCCTATTGTATCATTGTATCTGTAAGCTAAAGATTTAACTGCAAAGAATGCTGAAGCTGGATCGCCTCTTTCCATAACAGCATCAAACATCTGTACTTCTTTATCAGATAGGTTCTGGTTAGCCCAGTCTATCATATTCTTATAGTTAGCTTCTCCTCCTACTACTCCTTTTAACTCTTGAACATCTTGTTCAGAAAAGTCAGCAGGTTTAGGTATGTATTTAGTCTGAGCATCCTGTACCCATTCAAGGTGCATCTGTGCTATCTCTTGAGTAGACATAGAAGCTAATTTATCTAAAGTTTCTTTAGTATATTCTTTTCCGCTAGTAGCTTCTTTTTGTAGTGTGTCTAAGAAGGAAAAGTTTGCAGGATCTTCTTTAGTTTCATCTTTATATTTGCCAGCAAGGAGGTTATCTTCTGCCTCCTGCATAGCTTCTCCTACTTTGAGTGACTCTTGTTCCTCTGCATTGAGGTTGTCAATCGTAGTAGCTTCTTGAGTGTTTTCGTATGTTAATGTTTCTGCCATATTATTGTGGTGGTGCTTGCTGTACTTGTTCTGCTAGTTGTGGATTCTTACTAGGATCAAGCATTGGAGCTTTCATCATGTTAGGTGCTTGTTTGATAGCTTCCATCTCAGCTTGCTGTTGCATAGCTTGTTGCTGTTCTCCTTGTATCTCTTGCATACTCTTCACTAGGTTTAGTACATCTATACCTTGTGCAGCTGCAAGTCGTTTAATTAATTCATCAGGATTAATGTATTGTGGAATAGCTTCTGGTCCCATTGTCTGTGCAATAGTCTGTAAGAATTGACCAAGAGCTTGTACATCTTGTCCTCTACCTAGTGCATTTATACCAGCTACAATGATAGGCTTAACCATACCCTTGGGTATACGTGGTATCTCACCTGTCTTCTGGAATACACTTAGCTTTCTGTTTAAATATGGTACTAAGAACTCAACAGTAAGTAACCCAAAGAGACCACCTAGCTGTTGCTCTAGCTCTAGCTGTGTCATTTGTACTTCTTGAGCTGTAGTCCTTTCACTGTCTCTTACTGACAAGATTAGGAATGCTTCGTTCAGTCTCTTTTCTAGGGTAGCCATGAGTTGATAGGCAGTCTGAAAGTCAGCTGTCTTTCCTACTTGTACCACACCGATATCGTCAGGACGTCCTTGGACAATCGCTCCGTTACCTGCTGTCGCTAGTGTTTGAGGTTTGGTTGTACTTGAAGGTGATACTACAAAAACAACTTTAGCAGCTGCTGCAGAGCCTTCTACAAGTGCCTGAGACAATGCCTCGAGGGACTTAAGATCTCCAATAAATTGACCTACTCTACCACGCCCGTAGGCTTCACCATCTACTGTGTTAAAACGTAATGGTATCCATGGTGTACTATCGACAGGAGCTTTACTCTCTGACTCTTTAATTATTTTACCTTCTACTTCTTGATGCCAGATAAATCTATTGTTGTCACGCTTGACATGAGTGTATATATCACACTCTTTATTTTCTGGTTTATCTTCAGATACTAAAGGCATCTCCTCCTCGGGAGGTAGATACTTATAGATTAGTTTCTTGTTTATACGTTCTCTAGTGATTATTTCAATTACATTTCCGTTGCCGTCTCGCTCTAATACGTAGCGATTAAGAGGAAAGAGTTTCAACCCTGTTTTACCCATAAAGATAAGAGCATTACCACCTACAACTAGATGTTGTAATGCTTGGTGTATTACTACACGATCAGCTAATGCTACTACTCCTTTAGCTCCCACTGATTGCCATGGTGTCTTTAATTGCTTCATACCTTTGGACTGATCTTCATGTCCTCTGATTAGATATGGTAGGGTAAGTTTAGTTGCTTCCTCTGCTTCATTTAGAAACTGGCTACGATCACTGCATAAATAATCATAACGTTCTTTAGCTGTCATTGTTATATATTAAGAGATGATATTCTTAGTCCAGCACGGTTAAAGCTTCCACCTGCTCCGTACCTAAATTTATTTTTTGGTTTAATGTTAGCTTTGACTCCAGCTACCATTGAGTTCTGCTCTTGTGCAGCTCGAGCACGTTCACCTTGCATTGCTAAAGCTTCTTGCTGAGCTTTAATTGCTGACTCATTAGCTCCAGCTGCTGATGTTATATCAGCCAAGCGAGCGTCTCTTTGACCACCAGCTTGTTGTAAAATATCTAGACGATGATCTCTTACCCCTGCTGCTGATGTTACATCTGCTAATCTAGCGTCATAAGTCGACTTAAGTTCATCTCTTGCTGCTGCACCTTGTTGTCCTAACTGACCGATGCTTCTATCAACTCCTGACTGATACTCTGCAAGCTGTCTGTTAAAGTCTCCAGTCTGTTTACCTATTTGATTTGTTATATACTCACCAAATTGATCTTGTCTAACAGACTGTCCGCCACCTACATTATAATATTGAGGCGTGGCTAGTGCAGCTTTACGTTCATTCATAAACTGAGTTAGCTCATCTAATTGAGCCTGACCTTCACCAAAACGATCGTGAATCCAAGCATCTTGATAAGGGTTTTGTTGTGTAGTATTATTGACAGTTGTAGAAGAAGATTTTTTTCCACTGCTTCCTACTATTCCGCCAACAATTCCTCCTATTAAAGGTCCCATGATTAAAGTTCTGTAGTTACTATAATTTGTTTTTCTGTCCAGCCATTTAGGGTTACAAGTTTCTTAGCTAAACCTTTACGAGCTCTTGTTTCTATAAAATCACACCCGTTTACACGTGCGGAATCCTTTACTTCTTCAAAAGCTTTTACCCAAGGGTCATAATCATATCCAGATCTTGTTGCCCAGACATGTACAAACATGGCTGTCCTTAATGGATATCTTAGTACTTCTGTGATAAGTACACTAGGTACTGGACCTTTTGTACCATCTAATCCTATCCATAACTGTTGTTGACCCTGATATATAGGTAGGAAAAAAGTTTCAGCGTCTATCTCACCGCTGCCATGTTCAAGTACTTTATTAATTAAAGGTACAACATCAGGCCATACATAAGGTAAATCTTTAGGTATGGCTAGATGAAATTTATGTTCTGTCATTTAGTTAATCGTTCTCGATACCACTCAACAACAGAACGTTGACCAGCTTGATACATAATCGAACCGATGTCTTGTTTAGGGTGGGGTGTAAAAGGTGGATAGGTCTCTTCCATTTCATTCAGAAGAGACTCAGGTGTTGGCCCGATGATAGGCTCAAGCATATTGTGGGAGGTTTGTGTTCGCATGTTCAAAAAATGCTGGCATACGAGCTGCTTTGG